TATTATGCTGACTACCGTTGGTCATTCTAGCGGCGATACTTACAGCGTTATTTTAAAAGTATTAAAATCTTATGGCTAGAAATTATAAGCTTGAGTATGAAAACTTTCATTCAAGGCCTGAAGAAAAAAAACGCAGGGCTGAACGAAATAAAGCTAGAAAGCTGATGGAAAAGAAAGGCCTTGTTCGCAAAGGTGACGGTAAAGATGTTGACCATAAAGACAGAAATACAAGCAACAACAAAACTAAGAATCTAAGGGTCACATCTAGAAAAACAAATAGGTCTAGAAATGGCAGAAAAAAAAGCTAAAGCTAAATCAACTGTTAATTCAGCAGGCAACTATACAAAGCCTGCTATGCGTAAGCGTCAATTTTCAAGAATTAAAGCAGGCACTAAAGGCGGAAAATCAGGCCAATGGTCTGCAAGAAAAGCTCAAATGCTTGCAAAGGCTTATAAAGAAGCGGGTGGAGGCTACAAATGAAAGGTGTAAAGCATTACAAAAGAGATGGAACTGAGCATAAAGGCTCTAACCATAAGATGTCTGATGGCACTTTGCATACTAACAAGTCACACACTAAAACAAGTGTAAAATTATTTCATCTAAAAGATTTATCAGCTAAAGCCAAGGCAAAGGCCAAAGGCAAAAAATAATGGCTATTTCACGCGCACAAGCGGGTAAAGAGATGAAAAGCGGAAGTGCAAAGAAAAAATCCCAGAAGTCTTTAGATAAATGGACTAAAGAAAAATGGGGAACAAAGTCAGGAAAAAATAGCACTCAAGGGAAGAAAGCTACAGGTGAAAGATATTTGCCTAAAAAAGCAAGAGAATCCCTAACAGACAAAGAGTATGCGGCTACATCTAGAAAGAAAAAAGCCGATACAAAAAAAGGAAAACAATTTAGCAAGCAACCAAAAAAGATTGCTAAGAAGACCGCGAGGCACAGATAGTGGCAAACAGCAAACCTTCTAAAGGCAAAGCAAAGGTTAAGGTAACCTCTTCTGGAAAGAAGGTTAGCTACGGTCAAGCAGGCAAAGCTAAAGGTGGTGGCCCAAGAGTTCGTGCAGGAACGTCAAAAGGAGATAGCTATTGCGCTAGGAGTCTAGGTATTAAGAAAGGTCTTTCTAAGAAAAAACAAAATGATCCTAATACTCCAAACAACTTGTCTCGTAAAAGATGGAAATGTTCTGGGGCTAAATCTAAAAGGAAATAAAAATGGCAACTAGCGGAACATACAACTTTAACCTAGACCTTGGCGATGCCATTGAAGAAGCTTTTGAAAGAGCAGGGCTAGAGTTGCGTAGTGGCTATGATTACAGAACCGCAAGAAGAAGTATTAATCTTCTTATGCTTGAGTGGCAAAATAGAGGTTTAAACCTTTGGACTGTGCAAGAAGGAACTCAAGCTCTTACTGGTGGAGATGGTAGCTATACTTTAAGCGGTGATGTTCTTGATATTATTGAAGCTTTTGTAAGAACAAACTCTGGAAGCGTTGACAGCCAGTTTGATCAAACATTAACAAGAATATCAATAAGCCAGTACGCTCATCTATCTAACAAGTTAACAGAAGGGAAGCCTGTTCAGTATTTCCTTGAAAAAGACCCCAGTGCAGTTACTATTAATCTGTGGCCTGTTCCTGACAGTCAAGAAGATTACACTCTTGTTTACTACTTTATGCAAAGGGTTGAAGACACTGGATCGCCTGCATCAAACAACATGGATGTTCCGTTAAGGTTTTTGCCTTGTTTAATTGCAGGGCTTGCATATCACCTTAGCGTTAAATATGTTGAGGCAAACCAGAAAGCTCCTCTGCTCAAGGCTGAGTATGAAGAGCAATGGAATCTTGCCGCAGATGCAGACAGAGAAAAAGCCTCGTTATTTGTAACTCCCGGAGGCTATAGGTTTTGACGGCATCAAAAGGTAAAAGAGCCTTTGGGTTTTGTGACAGGACTGGTTTTCGCTATAAGCTAACAGACCTTGTTCCGCAGATTGAAAATCAAAGATGGAATGGCTTGTTAGTTGGAAAAGACGTTGTTGATGTTGACCAACCTCAGTTACAACTGGGAAAATTAGCTATATCTGACAATCAATCTTTATTAAATCCACGCCCAGACAGGGCTTTGGATGAAAGTAGACGTTTATTTGCGTTTAACCCTGTTGGCGGTGGCATTACTGAGTTAGGAAGCTTTACTGTAGGGTTAGATATAGAAGGCAATGTAGGAGAAGTTAAGGTGGTAATAGGCTAATGGCATTCACATACACTACGCTAAAAGAAACAATACAAGATTATCTGGAAACAACTGAAACTACATTTGTGGATAACCTGCCAAACATTATTACTCAAGCAGAAGAAAGAATAATAAAAGACGTACAGCTTCCTGATTTTAGGAAGAATGTAACAGGTTCGTTAACAGAAGATAATCAATACCTGTCTGCGCCTACTGACTACTTAGGCGTTTACTCTTTAGCTGTTGATAACAGTGGGTATGAGTACCTATTGAATAAAGATGTTAACTTTATTAGAGAAGCCTACCCCTCAAGCGCGGTTACTGGTGTTCCCAAGTATTACGCAATTTTCAATGAAAGCACCATTATAGTAGCTCCAACGCCAAACGCATCATTTACCGCTGAGTTGCATTATTTTTACAGGCCAGAGTCAATCACCGTGTCGTCTACAGGTACAAGTTGGTTAGGCGATAATGCTGAAAATGCGTTATTATATGGCTGTTTAGTAGAGTCATATACCTTTCTTAAAGGAGATGCTGATCTTCTACAGCTTTACAAAGTTCAATATGATGAAGCTGTAGGCAGGTTAAAAACTCTGGGTGAAGGATACGGAACCACAGATAGCTACAGGTCTGGCGCAGTGCGTCAGGGAAGGAACTAAAATTGATTAATGTAGGTTCGGCTCAAACAGGTGTTGTTAATGTTGTTACATCAAACAACAAAGGACTTGATGCAGGTCATTGGGCAGAAAGAGCTACAGATAGAATTGTTTCAGTAGGTGGAAACTGCCACCCTGCAATTAAAGATCAAGCGGAAGCATTCAAGGATCAGGTAAACAAAGTTGTAATGTTCTACATGGAACAAGCAATAAAAAGCGACAGAACAACTTTAATTGCGTTACTTGAGCAAAACCAACACAAAGATGTAGCAGAAATTATTAGGAGATTATAATGGCAATATCGCAAGCAATGTGTACTTCGTTTAAAAAAGAATTAATGGAAGGAACGCATAACTTTTTAGCATCAGGCGGTAACTCGTTTAAGTTAGCCTTATATACTAGCTCTGCTAGTCTAGGGGCTACAACAACGGCTTACTCTAGTACAAATGAAGCAAGCGGAACAAACTACACCGCAGGAGGGGCGGCATTAACAAATGTTAACCCAACAACGTCAGGAACCACTGCGTTTACTGATTTTGCTGATTTAACCTTTAGTAACGCAACTATTACTGCAAACGGATGCCTTATATACAATGATACAAACAGTGACAAGGCAGTTTGTGTATTAGCTTTTGGTGGTGACAAGACATCAACAGCAGGAGATTTTACAATACAATTCCCAACAGCAGATGCTTCTAACGCAATTATTAGAATAGCCTAGTAACTCATGGCTATTGTAAATGGTTTTGGCAGAGGTGGATGGGGAGAACTTGCTTGGGGCGAGGGATTACCCGTTGTTGTTACTGGAGTTGCAGGAACCTCTGCGCTTGGTAACGAAACCGTACAAGCAAATGCCGATGTAGATGTTACTAACAACTTAGCTACAACAGGTATAGGAACTGTAGCAGTTCAAGCCTTTGCGGTTGTTGGAGTATCTGCTGTTGCGTCTACCCTAGGTTTGGGTGACGAAACATTAATTACAAATAATAATTTATCAGTTTCTGGGTTTGAAGTAACAGTAAGTCAGGGGAGTGTTGTTACTGACGCTCAAGCAATAATCTATCCTGTAGGTCTTGAAGCAGAAGGATTAACAAAATCAGTTCAAGTTTGGAGTTTAATAAACACATCGCAAACTCCAAATTACGCAATAATTAGTGGTAATCAAACTCCCGACTGGGAAGAGGTAGCTTAAATGGCAACATACGTTAATGACTTAAGATTAAAAGAAATTGCCACGGGCGATTCTGCGGGTACTTGGGGGACAGAAACTAACGTCAACCTAGAGCTAATAGCTGAAGCTATGGGGCATGGTACTGAAGCCATTGCCAATGCTTCAACTCACACCATAACAATGGCAGACGGCGTTTCTGATGAGTTTAGATGCACCTTCTTAAGGTTAACAGGTGGCGGTCAAGCTTGTACTGTTACTTTAGCCCCTAATACGCTGTCTCATACTTGGGTAATGCGTAATGAAACATCTTACACCTTAACCCTTACTCAAGGCTCTGGAGCAAATGTTAATATTTCTTCTGGGCAAACTAAGATTGTTTCGACTAATGGCGGCGGATCAGGCGCAATTGTGTATGAAATGGATGACCTTGAGCTTGCAGGTAACTTGGTTGTTGGTGGCACCCTAGGTGTTACAGGCGTATTAACAGGTACATCCTTAGACATCTCTGGCAACATAGACGTAGACGGAACAACTAACTTAGACGTTGTTGATATCGACGGTGCCGTAGATATGGCTTCTACGCTTACCGTTGCAGGAGTCCTAACAGGCGCTTCCCTAGACATCTCTGGCAACATTGACGTTGATGGAACAACTAACTTAGACGTTGTTGATATCGATGGTGCTGTGGATATGGCAAGCACATTAACTGTCGCAGGAGTCTTAACAGGCGCTTCCTTGGATATATCAGGCGATATAGATATTGATGGCACCGCTAACCTCGACATTGTAGACGTAGATGGTGCTGTAAACTTTGCGGCAGATGTTACCTTTGCAGATGGCGCAGATATCATCACGGCTTCAGCAGGAACAAGCAACTTCCGCGCAGGTGTCAACGCAGGTAACAGCATTGTTAGCTCTGGAAATTATAATGTTGTCGTAGGCGATGAAGCAGGTACTGCGATTAGTACGGGTGATGAGAATGTCTTTATGGGATATCAAGCAGGAGATGCCTTAAATACTGCAAGTGCTAACGTAGGATTAGGTGCTTATGCTCTTAGCCTTGATACAAAAGGTAGTAATTCAGTTGCAGTTGGTAGAGCCGCATTAGCAAACCAAAACTTTACATCAGCTACCGATTCTTACAATACAGCAGTTGGAGCAAGAGCAGGGGTCGAAGTAACCACAGGCGTTCAAAACACCCTCATCGGTGGTCTTGCGGGTAATGCGCTTACTGACTCTGATTATAACGTAGCTGTCGGTTATGGTGCATTAACCTCTGATACGTTAGGAGCTAGAAACACCGCAATAGGACAAGAAGCTCTCGCTAGTCAAAACTTTACTTCAGCCACAGATTCTTACAACACAGCCGTTGGCATGAACGCGGGGCGGTTAGTAACCACAGGCACTTACAACACCCTCATCGGTGGTCTTGCGGGTGATGCAATTACTACAGGTGTTAGAAACACCACAATGGGTTATGCTTCTGGTGGGCAGCTTACAACAGGAAGTTATAATGTAGCTCTGGGTATGGCTACTTTAGCAGGAACTACTACACAATCTAATAATACAGCCGTAGGTTATGAAGCCTTAAATCAAAATACAGCAGCTAACAACACCGCAGTGGGTTATCTTGCACTGAACGTAAACACCACAGGCACTACTAACACCGCAGTTGGTACGTCAGCTTTAGCCGCAAATACTACAGGGATTAGAAATGTTGCCATAGGTAATAATGCTTTAGACTCTAATACTACGGGTCAATTAAATGTTGGTCTGGGTTTTAACGCATTACATACAAACACCACAGGCGCTAATAATACTGCTTTGGGGGACAATGCTTTAGCACAAAACACCACGGGTGGTAACAATGTTGCAATAGGATATGTTTCTGCGGATGCTAACACCACAGGAGATCAAAATGTCTCAGTAGGAGTAGGTACTTTACAAGTTAACACTACAGCAGATAACAACACAGCAGTTGGTTATCAAGCATTAAACAGAAACACCACAGGCACAAGTAACGTAGCAGTGGGTGCTAATGCTTTAGACGCAAATACAACGGGTGGTCAAAACACATCTCTTGGTTGGAATGCGTTAGGAGGTAACACTACAGCGGCTCATAATACAGCAGTGGGTACAGAGTGCATGAAGGTATGCACTACAGGCCATTCAAATGTTGGCATGGGTTCTCAGGCTTTAATCGCGCTCACCACTGGAGACAGTAATGTTGCCATAGGTTATGCGGCATTAAA